CCTCCTTCATCACAATCACCTCGCGCGCCCAGTTCGTCAGATCCGACGATCCGAATCCTGAGTAGGCCAAATCTGCGACGCTCTCAGGCTTGTCGTCCTTACCCTTCGGCTTGGGGAAGTGATGGACAAGTACAAGGACAACACCTGTCTCCATCATAATCGGCTGGAGCAGATGCCGCGTGAAGTTCGCGCAGACCTCGATGTCCGCAGGATTGCCGCCCATGTAGGAGAGCAGTGGATCGATGTAAACAACGTCAGCCTTGGTCTTGCGAACGAGACGACGGAGCATTGTGGCAAAGTCAGCCCCGGTTCGAACCGTTTCGCGGAAAAAGAGCATGTTCGCGTTTCTCAATCCTCGCTCCCAGTTCTCCTTTCCGAATGTCATCTGAGCCGCCCCCTTGAGCGCGTCATGCTGGTCAGCGATGTCGTTCTCCGCCTGAATGTAAACCACTTTTAGCGAACGGACGGGCCGGACGCCAAACCAGTCTGCGCCAGACGCCCATTTCAGCCCCTGATACGCCGCCATCGAGCTTTTGCCGCAACCACTTTGGCCTACGAATAGAAGCGAAGATCCGCGACGTAGCCATCTGTCGCCGATCAGATTGTCAGGATCATTCTTCGGGTCGTACTCGATGATGCTATCGAGCGAGAACTCCTGAGGCATGTCCTGCGACTCCAGATAGTCCGTGAACGCATCCCAGTTCACGACACCCACATTGATGGCCAACAGCTTCTGCTCATTGCCATCGCGCATCACACCGGGAAGGCGGCTGAACCTGCTGGCGTTCTTGTTCTTCGGATCGATTCCAATGCTCTCCAGATGCCGGTAAACGATGTCGCGGCGCTCTGCCCATTCTTCCTTGTTCGCCGCATCCACACGCACCCAGCCGTGCAAGCTCTTGCCGCCTGAATCGATGACGACCGACAGCGGCAGCTTTGACTCTTTCAATGCTGTCCACTGTTCGTCCTTCGACTTCTCATCCATCTCAATGAGAACATGGCGATAGGCGGAGACACCGGAGTCTGAACCGCTCTCATCGAGACACGGGTTGATGCGGACGTATGCACCCTTGCTCTCCTCGCTCGTCCACATCGAGCTGATGGGTGGTGTGAAGTGATTCTGAATCCACTCCTCGCGCTTGAGGAATGTACCCTTGGAAGCTGGCCTACTCCTGCCTTCCTCGTCGCTCAGGATGTCGTTGCAGATGCAGACAACCTCGTCCTGTTCAAAGCAGGCTTTTAAGAAATCTATGGTTGAAAATCGGAAGTCAGACTTCGGAATTTCTTGGATCTTTCGCACCACGAACTTGCCGGTTGGAGACACCGGAGTGCCGCCCTGACCGATGCTTGAGTGTGACTCTAGAAGCCAACCACGCGGCTTGTCGTGAGACACTATCTGCGCCTGATTCAGCTTGTGGGCCAGTTCATTCGGTTTCCACGGAGGATTGCACTTCGTGTTGTATTCAGAGAGAAGCGTCTCAGCTTCCGTTCTGGTCAGCTCAAATCCGTGAACGAGAGCGGTAGCAACAGCGAATGTCGCCCCGTGTCCGTTCTGACCTGCGATGGCTCCTGGCGTGGCTTTGACCCATGCTCTTGCACGGTCGATATTTGATTGATTCATTCGATTCCAAGTTGTTTTCTCGCTATATCCCCGCTTCTACCAAGATCAGTCTTGGCGATTTCGGAGAGGACTGAATTTGATTTCTCTAACTTGCTGAAAAGGAGAGCAAGCTCTTTGGGGGTCATCAGGTACTTGCTCCAATGCTGGATGGCAATGGAGCGTGACTGAAACTTCGCAAAGAGCTGCTCTTGTGCGGCGATGTAAAGTTTAGGGCTTCGCATCTATCAGGACGAACTTAGCTTTGAATTCAGCTTTCGTTCGAACGTAGACCTTGCTTTTGCCTTCCCGCATGTAGGCCACGCCTGACCACTTCGTTTCTCCGATCCGTATCTCTACGTCGTCGGACAGGAGTTCAACCTCCACTGAGCTGTTTCCTGAGTTCTTGTATTTCATCTTCAGAAGCGTCGTCGAGATGGCCGACTCCAGCAGTTTGCCATCCGCCATCCACGCTGCGTTTTGGCTTCGCTGGCTTGCTCATCCAACCTCGAAGAATCGCATAGTCAATGAGGCGCGGAGCTTCCTTCAAGAGTTGTTCTCGGGATATTTCAGATGCTTTCATCGGAATTGATTCGTTTGACCGCACGACCGCGACGACCGTCGGAACGTCGCATGCCGAGTTCAGTTTGCTCTTCGCTGGCGAATCCACGGCGGACAAGCCACTCCTTGTACTTCTTGTCGATGTACGCGAAATCGATGCGTGGCGTTGATTCATCGGCTTCAGCGATTCTGACTATTTTGTTCGCACTGTTTAGGCTCATATATTTTCTGTATTCGTTTGTATGCTTTTTGTGTGTCGGTGCAGTCGATGCACAGGTCGAAGTCTCCTCCGATTGTGCATCCGCAGCCAAGTGCTTTCGCAAGCTCCTTGGAAATCCATTTGTACTCTGCCAGCTCTTCTTTGATGTCTTCGAGTTCTTGGCTCATTTGATGACAAAGAGAATGAAGTATGCGCTGGTGATGACGACGCCCATCGCGAACGCGGCGATGAGCATTTGCTTCAGCTCCTCCGGCGACGGTGGCCGATTCATCCTACGAATCATCTGCCGCCTCCTTGAGCGTAATGGAGAATGAGCAGGGCGTCACAATTCTTGAGGCTGACATCCAGATGTGGATACAGCTCTTGAGCTTTGGCGCGCAGCTTTCGCTTCCATTCAGGGCCGGTAGCGCACGCTTTACGACCTCCGAGTCCAAGCGGATCTTGCCATATCTTCGGCTCTACACGGTGAAGCGCATACCCTTGAGCGTAGGCCAGTCCTTGGACGATGCCGTAGTTCTCATGGAGGGTGGCGACCGAAGCAGCAGGAGTCAGCTTGGACACGAACTTGGGAACCTTCTCAATCCACAAGTGGCTATCTGCTAATTTGAATCCGCTTAGTAGTTGCGCCATATCGGGCAATGATTCGGGCATTGGGAAGAGCAAAATTTCATCTGCTGTTTTGACCGCGAATCCACCTCCGACACCAGGATCGACCGCAACGATTGTTTGGTTTGATTTCATTTTAGTAGCAAAGGACCGTTATTTGTTCGGCAGCGATTCTAACTGCGCTCTTGGTTTCACCGCCATCACTCCATTTCTCAACCTTCACTCGGCCTTTGACACGCACCAGCGCGCCATTGCCGACTTCCATGATCTTCTCGGCAACCTGCCCCCATGAGGACAGCTCGAATTCATCGTAATCTTCGTGAAACCTGCCGTCCGCATCCGTCCAATGGCGAGCGATTGAAATGACGCGGCGCACCATAAGCGCACCTGTCTTGGTTTCGGTTTGACGGCTGATGCCTCGTAGTTCGCCGATCAGATAAACCACGTTCTCTGTGGGCGTGGCTGTTTCATTCGTTGTTGTAATTGATGCACTCATTGGAAAACGCAACCTAGTTCACGGTAGCACTTCATCCGCTTCTTCGCGTGGAACGCTCCGATGGGATGAAACTTGTCCGAAAAATCAACGATTGTCGCACAGTTTTTGGAATCTGTTTTTCGCAATGCGCGACTCGCCCTCTGAATCGTCTTCTGCGACGACCGACCGCCGCTCACCATGATGAGCAGTTCGACATTCGGAAGATCGAGTCCTTCGTCGGCCAATGATGTGGCAATCATGGTTCGTAGGTTACCGGCCTTGAATTCCTCCATGTAGGCGCGCCGATCCTTCTTCCCGATCTTGGAATGAACGAGCCGAGAATTCGGAATCGACGCCTCGTATTCCTCGCCCAGCGTGATGCGTGGGATGAGGATGAGCGTCTGCATGTCGAGATGCTCCAGCGCGTAATTGATGGCGTAATCGTTGCGCTCACGGTTCTCGCAGATGCCGATGTCCACAATCGATTCCCAGGCGCACATGCGTTTCAATTCGTCGTCACTTATCCGCATGTACCGACGCCGCGCGGTAAACAGCCGGTCGATGTTGTTGTCGATCTTCTGCTGGATGTTCAGGTCTGTGGCATCGCTGATTTCGAGGTAAGCGTCGGCCAATGAATCGCCGATGTCGCTGCGCTTGATTTCGTAGACTCGCTGGTTGAACAGCTCCTTGATGACAATATTACGATCCTCGTTGTCACTCCACGGCGTGGCGTCAAAACCATAACGCTCTCCGTCACAGGATTCGATGATGCGTCGCCATCCGGCAGCAGGGCTGTGCTTCGCTTCGTCAACGATCAGTATGTCCTTCTTGCTGAAGTCCACTGACTCATGCGGACAACGCACCTCAACGACCTCGTCAGGTACACCGGCAACGCGGAGCGATGTGCGCGCTTGCTGACATGTCTCGCGTGTTGGGGCGAGCCATCCAAACCTCCATCCCGGTCGTCCTTTCTCAAAGTGCTTGATAATGCTCGCGGCAATCCATGTCTTGCCGCTGCCAGCCGGTGCGATGATCAGTCCATCGTTAGTCTTGGCCCACTCTACTGCTTTCTGTTGGTATTCTCTTAGATTCATAGTTTTAGGAAATTTGTCCCTCCGACCGCCGCTTCATGACGGCCAGAGGGTGTTGTCCGTACCACACGGTACGATTCGCTACTGGGCGGTAGCGGCGCAGGATGAGACGGATTGGGCAGCACTTGATTGCGTCGTGTGCTTGCTTTCCATGTACTTCCTTAGCGCCTCCCGAGCGACAAATTGGATCTTCAGTCCGTTGCGGTTGCAGAACTCCTTGAGTTCGTCATGGATCTGCGTATCGATGGTGACGACTCGCGTCATCTTTTCTTTTTTCATGGGTATTCCGTAAGTCTCTTGATGTATCGGTTCCGCTCCTTCGGTTTGGCGTCGATGATGTACTGTAAAGCTCCGCAAGCGTTGAGTGAGGCAGTGTGTTCCCAGTCCTCTTTGTTGTCGTACAACTCATGCCACCGCTCGCTGGGTGCTACGACGATTTGTCCGGTTTGATTGTGACGGAACACGAATGCGGCAGGGCCGATGGGTACAATCATCGTCCCTCCAACCATTTCTCCAAGTCGTGGAGTTCATCCACTTTGGCTTCGAGTTGTTTCACCCGATCCTCCAGCTTGCGAACATCGAGAGCGATTGCGCGGAGTTCGCGTGGATGGTTGCAATCGGGAGATTCCGATAGGAAAAGTATTCGTTCTTCGAGACTCACGGCTTGTCCTCCTTGGCTTTGTGCCACCCCTCTATTGCCATCGGCAGCAATCCAAGCCGCGAGGCTCGCTGGGCAAGCACATCTCCAGCCTCCTCCAGCCGCTTGAGGCGCTGCTTCTGTTCCTCCGCACCTCTATAGAGTTGCGCTACTTTATTTGTCAGTCGCTCAATCTCTGAGGTGGCCGCGTTGAGTTCGCGTTCGAGTTGGCGAGCGAATTTGTAAGCGTAATACAAATCTTGGTGTCCGAAGTTTGAAATTCCAACACCATCGTATTCTGACTCATCCGTTCTCGGTGTATCGCTCATTTGTCCTCCCTCGCTTTGAGCATTGCGTCGGCATGGCAATATCTCGCCCACTGACGACTTGGTAAGAATCCGTGTTTTTGCTGGAACTGATCAGCTTCTCCACAGGTTGCGGGAATAAACTCCTGAATGTCTTTTTCAGTGGCAGCCGCTGCGAAGTAGTCGCGAAGGGTCATGCCTTCTTGGCTATGGCAATGATCTGTTGCCGATCTAGGAAACGCCGGCCCTCCGTCGTTGATTGGTTGCTCGCTCATTTGCACTCCTTCCATTTGAACGTAGTTTTCCCATCTACAGACACAACCCATGCGGCATGATTATATTCCACGGCTTCTTTTTTAATGCTGTTCTTGCCAAGATGTACACCGCACAGAAAACATATAAGAATAAAAAACCCAATGAAAAATCCGTAGACTGCTGATTCATAAAACTCTTTCACGGCTTTGCCTCCTTAATAATTAAAAGAATTCCCATATAAATTATCCAAACGGCTCCAATAGGTATCAGCCAAAACAGCCGAAAGACCATTCCAAAGTCATATTGCCCACTGGAACGGTATGGCCTGAACATGACGCACAACATAATTACTGTAATAAGTATTGGTATGATACACGATTTTATTGTGATAGTCACGGCTTGGTCTCCTTTGCTTTTTCCCACACCTTAACACGGTCTGGATAGTATGAGTTCTCAATCGCTCTATCCCCAGCCTCCTCCAGCCGCTTGATGCGCTGATTCTGTTCCTCCGCACCTTCGTAGAGTTGAGCTACTTTATTTGTCAGTCGCTCAATCTCAGCATTGGCTGCATCGTTCTCGGTTTCGAGTTGCGTGATGTAAGCCAGTCGTACTGCTGCGAGTCGCTCTACCCTCCTGCACAGCATACCAAGCTCTGCCACGTTGTGCGGAGTACTGTCTGATATTGGGGTGTCGCTCATTTCGATTCCTCCAATGCCGCGTGAATGTGCGAGAATTCGACTGCGAAGATCGTGTCGCGAATGGCAATGGCGATGTCGCGATGCTCCTTCTGTGTACCCTTGGCGCAACGCTGTTCGAAGTAATGAATCCATGAGCGGATGTTTCCGGTCATGTACAGCGTCGTCTGAGTGCAGAGCGGAAGAACCATCCGAGCAGTCTCTCGGCTCACACCCTCATTGATCAGCGTTCGATATGTCCTGAAAGCCAGATCGACCGACTTGGCGACAACTTCGTTGGCCCACTCTTGCTGATAAACCTCTCCGCTTCCCTGGCGATTAACACGGTCCTGAGTGCGAAGTTCGACCAGCTCAGCCGTATCGGTCGGCGCATATCGCTGGCTGAACTCTTGGAAGCAGAAGCTGCGATGACGAATGATCTGGGCGGAGATAGCGCGGCTTGTCTGAATCTCGACCGTCATAGACGCCTGTTCGAAGATGCTCCAATGGCCATGCCTGATGCAGTAGGCCAGTAGTTTTGGAGCGGTCAGCAGACTCATCTGATTGCTCGGATTGCTGACACGGGCGGCGAACGTGATGAAATCGGACGCGGTCATTGTCCCGTCGCCGACAAGGGGTTTGGTGATAGCTACAAGTTTGACTTTCATGGATACGAATTGGATGCGTTAGAATTGGTTGTGCGTTATCAGGGAATACGCACCCCTCCCTGTTTTGCATTAGAACGGCTTTTCTTCTGGGGCCGTGGACACAGCAGGCTTCATCGCCTTGATGCGATACGCCTTTTTCTTCTCGCCATTCAGGTCGTACTCTTCAGCGCGAACGACGATGGTAAGCTCAAGACCGATCATCGACTTGAGGAAGTTGGCGTAGCTACCCTTCTTGCCAAGGAAGTCCACTTCGGTTCCGTCTGGAACATTGTGGTTAGTGGCGGCAACCAACTGGTTGACGCGGAACCAGACGTTCTCCTGGTTGATGAAACGGTCAGCGATGCTCGATCCGTCTTCGGTTGCGAACGTCACCTTGCAGACCTCGCGGCCCTTTGCGTCGAGCGTTTCCTCGACCTTCATCACGGTGACGGTGTACTCGCCTTCAGCGTTGATGTAGCTGCCTCCGGCGTCCTTACGATTGACTTTGAACATAATTGTTAGGTTTAGTTTTCCGATTTATTCAGCACCCATTTTGGGCATGAAAGTGTGATGGTCGTCGTTGGGTAGGATGGCCAACTGTCCAGTGCGCGGCATTCGTGGAGCGTTGAGATTGCTTTCCTGCGAAGGTTCTCACCGGCCTGAAGCCATTCGGCATCCAGCTTGTAGATTCCAACCGCGTACGGAGCTTTCCGCTCGACGGCGACGAAGATGAACGATTCTGCTCCGGTCATCGCCAGATAGTGAGCGGCCTGAATGTGGTAGCCGAACGAGGTGATTGTGCGGCTGAACGCTTCAGGCGATGCGTCGTCCGTTGTTTTCACATCCACCAGGATTGCTGGTTCTTTAATCCACAGATCGGGACGGGCCTTCAATGGAATCTGGGTTTCTGCATCTTCAGCAAAAACGCTCGCTTCGATTGAGTGTTCATAATTAATGATGTCCCAGAACGGATGGCGACGGACAGAGTTGGCCACGCCCTGCACATCAATGTCCTCAGCGTGGCTGAGATGGATGCGGCTCTTATGCTGCTCCTTCCATTGTTTGCCCTCCTTCGTCCGACCGTCGATGTCCGGCGGAATCACGGCGACAACCTGCGAATACAGATGCGGCTCAAGAACAGCCGTGTGAATCGCGGTGCCAAGCTGCATCGCCTTGCTCGGCTCCTGATGCTCGTCCAGCGCGGCTTTGTAATGCGCCGGTGACTTGAGTATCTTGGTCATCATCGACTTTGAGAGAGCGTCAACGGCGTGGTACTTGTCAGCAGCCATGTCGAAATTGATGTGTCGGTTTAGAATGCTCATTTGTCTGCCTCACATTGGAATTCGTAACATCTCTTTCCGTCTACTGCTACTGCCAAGGCAATGATGCGCTCAAGGACTGCGAAGTCATTTTCTGACACATCTTCATTCCATGTCAGATTTAAGTTGCCACGTTCGACAGCACCTTGAAGCAAGGCTGCGATGTAAATGTCGATTCGGGTTGGAGAATCTTCGTATGCAAGTAGTTTAGGGTTCATTGAATAGTGGGGGCTGAGAAAGCTTTGGCCTTGGAGATGAAACCATCGGCGTCGCTGATGATCATGTTGGCCACCTTGGTGCTGACATCGCGGAAGTTTTGACCTTCCTTGATGAGGTTCTTGCTGATGAGGAACGCATTCGCTGTCTCGGAATGTGGCTCAAGAATCTGCTCCAGCTTCTCTACAAGCGAGAAGGTCGATTCTGGCGTCACATTGACTGCCTGGCGAGTCGGGGTGGGTTGAGCGGGTGTTGATGGGGTGTTGAAGTCGGCCACTTCCTCGGGAGTGTAACGACCTTGTGTGATTCGCGGATCGAGCATGCGAGTCGCCTTGCTGATCAGGCGCGCACGGAGCATCTCAGCGGGGAACTTCGCCCAGCCGCTTCCTGGCTTTGCGGGGATTAGGCCAGCTTGCTTCGCATCATCTGCGGAGAACGAGACGCGGACCTTCTTCGCACCCTTACTGAAGTCGGCGATTGCGGCCTGAATGTCGAACTGCACCCAGTCGATATCCCATCCGGCATTCATCAGACCAGAGAGCATTGATTCGCTCTTCATCGTGATGTTGCCATTGATCAAATGATTCTCGCGCTTCCATGAAAGCGGGGTCATTCGGCTTGCGATACATTCCAGAGCGAGGACATATCCCTGCTCAGGCTTGACGCATCCGAACATGCCGGAGTGGCTAATCCAGTCGCCCATCGTCTTCACCGCATCCATCGGACTGTCGATGCGGTCGTAGAAGTCAGGACTGGCCGGACTCAGAGTTTGCGGCACTGGCTGCGACGGTGCTACCACCGTCAATGTTGCTGCTTGGTTGCTCATAGGTTGTATTCTCTATCTGCGGTTGTTTGTTTGTCTTCTTTGCGTACGGATTCACAGCTCCGGTCATTGCTCGACTCTCAAGAATCGCCGCGATGTCGGCTTCCGTGAAAAGGATTCGTCGGCCAATTCTCCTGTGCTGGATGCCGTCATTGCGAACGATTCGCCTTAGCGTCTCGGTGCAGATTTGAAGCATCGCCGCTGTGGCCTTGGCCGTATAAACTTTCATTCAAAAATCGACTGCAATCGGGTGTTTAATCAGGGATAAAAATCCAATTAAAAACCCCGTCGCGAGTTCTCCTCGCGCACTATTCCCGATTGCAGAAAATTGGTCATTGTTGCGGACGTAGTGTTGCAGTTGCCTCAAGTCGTTGCAAGAGGATACTGGAAAATTTTTCGGCCTAGCCGCGCTTCGATTCTCTGAAGGTAGGCCACCTGCTCCGGTGTTCCGTTCTGGCCGCTGCCATTGAGGAACGTCACACGCTGGTCCATGAGATGATCTTTGCGCCGTTGCCAGGAGGCATCCGATTCGCCGTCGTCGCGGTGGATCGTGTATGGGCCGGTGCGAAGTTCCAAGGTGTACTTCTCAGCGTTCGGGTTGATGGGCTGACGCTCCGGTTTCGGGCCAAAGCCTTCCCAGGTGTCGTCGTCGTCGTCCTGATAGGATGAACGCTTCAGCGCTTCATCGATCTTGCGTTCATGCTCCTTCAAGGTTTTTTCGATCCTGTCAACGCTCTCAGATATTCGCTTGAACATCGTGGCGGTTTTTTCCAACTGGTCTTTCAACACGGACGATTTTTCGGTTTCCATAGCAATCAGTTATTTGTCGGCTAATTCAGGGAACAACTTGGCAAATTCCTCGGACAGTGATGGGCGGTCTGGCTCCGTTGGTTGATCCTCAGCGAGAGGTTCTCCGGCCTTCTCCTGCTTCTGACTCCTCCTTCGCTGCCTCGCCTTACGAAGCGCATTGATAGCCTTCCAGAGCTGGGCGATTTCCCGCCGGATATCCGACAGCTTGCGCGATTCAAGATCCTTGTGCGCCTGCTCATCGGACGGCTTCCAGTCGCAGCCATGCCAGACCCGTTCGATCCGATCAAAGACCAGCACCTGACTCTTCACGTTCCGCATCGAGTTGAACGCGCGGTTCGCCTCGGCAACACCGCCGCCAATCGTCTCAACGATGTGGGCCAGTAACTCCGACTTTTCGAGGTTTAGATTGTGCCTCTTCGGCGGCATCTCTCGGAACGTCGCTCGAAGCGTCGAACCATTTGGAAGGTAACTCATGGTGAAAAACAGATAACTCTACTTTGTCCTCTTGTAAACGGAAATCTACCAATGGTTATTTCTCGTTTATCCTTGGTCTACCTAGCTCATCTAAAGATAAGCCTCCCCTTTCTAAAAAAGGGGAGAGGCTTATTCCGAAATCGGAAAGCTTGCTCCCCGCCTTTGAGGGCGGTGCCGCTTCCGTTTCGGAATAAGGGTTGGAACGCGTTTGTATCGCTCAATCGACATTCGAGAATGCTGTTTAATGGGGCGGAAACGCCCCGTAGAGCGTTCGGAAGGTGTTTTGCGGCTCTACGGACGGTTTCGCATATGACCGCGCTAGAATCGAATCGATGGAATGACATGGTTTTGGATGCTTAGATTGGCCTACCTTTGTCTGCGAAAAAGTTATCCGGCGGATTTCGGCTTTTCGCTGACCCGCTCCGTCACCGGATAAACATCGTAATCCTCCGGCATCTCGACCGGCACGACGCGAATCCGGCCTTGAGTGTACTCGCCGGGATTAAGTTCCTTGGCCGCCGACTCCGCCTCCTTGCGCGTCGCGTATTCGATGGTGCGGAAGCTGACAACGCGCTGCTTCAGGTCTGACCAGCCAATCGCGCCATTGATTTGCACCTTGAAGATTGGCGGTGCGAAGAGATTGCGGCTCATGGATGAATCCCTCCGGTGCGGATTACTTCGATGATGAACTCCGAATCGTCGATGAGTTGCTGCCGCCGTTTCTCGCCTTCGCCGGTGCTGTCCGTGGACTTGTACATGCGAGCGTAAAACAGGCTGTCTTCAAGGCATGTAAGCGCGGCTGAGACGTGCGCCAGACGGTTGGAAGCGGATTCCATCACTGGACTTTTGAAACTCTCCGCCATCGATCCAAGCTGAGATACAAGCTCATCCAACGTCGTATTCCTCGCCTCCAGTTGCGCGCTGGAGAATACGCGCTGCACATTCTCGCACTCCTTCGCGTTGTACATCTTGATCATTGCAGAGTCTCCGGTTCGCCGATCTGCATCAGCTTGTCGCCCCGCTCGCGTTCGATGATCAGCTCAAGGATTTGATTCCCATCCGCGTCCGTGATGGAGCAGATATGCTTGTCCTCGTCGTAAATCGAGAGCGGTTTGACGCCCTGAGTTTCGCATTCGCCGGTGATGATTGCGTTGAAGAGGTCAACGATGGTTTGGGCGTTGGTTTTGGACTGAATGGTTAGTTTCATTGGTTTGGGCTGTTTTACCGTGCGGTGAAATGATGGTTTTCGGTGAACGTGCGGTTCGCATCGTCCATCGATTGAAGCTGGCGCATGACCCGTCGGCCATACGCTCGCGTGGAGGATCTTTTAAGACCTTTTGGCCCACCTTGCCAGAGCCGAGCGAGACTTTCGTCGCTGAGGTGTTTGCCGTAATGCGCGAAATAGCTTTCCGCAATGAAGATTGAGACGGCGCGGTTGGTTACCTGCGCGTGGGAATAGTCTGTTCCCATGATCCGGTTGATATCGCGCACCATGATCGATTTGATTTGAAGCGCGCCAAGCTCGCCGTGACGGCCACGGGCATGATCGTTTCCACCGGATTCGATCTGAATGAGAGCGGATAAGAGCAATGGATGCATAATTTGATGCGGTTTTGCGGTTTATTCGTGGGATTTGACGGCCAAACCCCTCGCCTTCCTGATTACCTCGCGCGCATAGGCTAGATCCTCATCGTCTGCCATCGGGTGCGTGAGACGTTCAAGCGCGGCGAGAAGATCGGGGGCGGAGGCGATGAGGTTGGCGTTTGCCTGTCGCTCGGATTCGGGGGTTTCATAGTTCGCCCAATGATTTGTCGCGTAACAAACAAGAGCATCGTCAGCGCGGACATTTAAGCCAGTCGTCCGCCAAGGGCCGGGGGTGAATTGGGGTTTCATGGATGCTTAGGCTTTGACGGCGTATTCCGACGCGAAACGAAGGCCTTCCACACGGCCAGACTCGCCGCCGCCCAGGACGATTGATTCGCACGCGGAGTCGCTCAATTGATTCGACCAGGCGTTCCAATGCTCCCGCGCGTCGCAGTGCGGAATTCCGCAATCGCGATGGAGAACATGCGCGAAGGAGGAATAGAAGTCGTCTCGGACCTCGCTGACCTGCTCGTCCATTCCGATTTCGCGCATCAAATCAGCCTCCAGGCGCGTCAGGCGCATGGCCGGAAGGATGCGTTCCACGACAAACACCTGCGCGTCGGCCCATAGCTCCGGTCCGGCATTGGTGCGGATGTACAGGCTGAGGTCATCGAACAGATAGAACCGAGTCGCATCGGGGCGAGGGTCATCCTGAAATACTTCACGGATATTGTCGGCGAACGGCTCGAAAGAGACTTCGATCAATTGCTGCTCCTCGTCCGTCAGGCGCGCGTCCATGCGGTAGTTATGGTGCAGGTACGCGCGGACGGATTGCGGCAGATCATGCGCGTCAAATGCGCGGATTGCAGGGTCGAAGAATTGGATTTCTTGGATGATTTCGTGAATGGTTTTCATGCTTTGGATTGGATGCGGATAGATTGGCCTACCCTTTCGCACCAGGCTTTCGCATGATGCGCGTAGGATGGGTCAACGGTCCGCGTTGCAATAGGTGCGGTAGTCTATGCGGCCAATCAGATAATTGGCGCATGCGCGGGAACGGCTTTCTGGCCATCCGACAGGGCCAGTCAGCCAGTCAAATATGTCAGAGTATGTCAGGCCGCGCGCAGACTTGCGTGCGTGCGTAAGGTTTCCGTTGATCAGGTTACCGACGGCCGTTTCTATGCGTTGGATTGATTTCATTGGATGCGTTGGGTTTAGGCTAGGTTGAAGAGCGCGCGAAAGTCTGCGTATTCGTAACACAAGTCCGTGGCGAAGCGGTAGACACCGACGTCTTCCTCGCCGTCGGACCGTCGGACCGTGACGAATTGCCAGCGTTCATTGGCCAGGACGAAAGGATCTTCAAAGGCGCGCGCGCGTAGGAATTCCACAAGTCGCATGGTGTTTTATTCGTTGGGTTTAGGTTTAGAAAGTACAGCAACCGCAGCACGGCGCATCTTCACAGCGGCCGCGCGCATTGCGTGAGCCTGTCCAACCGGACGAGAGTTTGACGCAAACCAGGCCAGAGTCTTTAGGCATGCGGCCGGTGCATGCGTTGCAATCGATGCGCCAGATGCGGTTGCGTTTGGTGACGGTTCCTAGGCCTGCGGGAACGGTTTCGTGGCATTGGACGCATTGGCCCGGATATCTGTTTGTCATGGGATTTGATTTGATTTGATGGATTGAAGATACGCGTCAACCTACCGTTTCCGATAGATTGAAGCAGACCGTCAGCCCACGACGAAACCGCTTGTGTCGCTCTTTGCTTTACCCTTGGCGGTCAGGCCGACGACGACACCCTTAGGATCTAGGAACCGTAAGTCGTTTTCGTCGCCATTAATGACCGGGAAGCCGTTCCAATGCGTTGGCAAGGACTTTCGGAAAACGACCGCCACATTTCCGCCACGGTTTAAGACTTCAATGCATTGGGTTTCGTTGGTTTCGGAACGTGAGAACGTGAGGGAATAATTGGACGGGAGCTTTCCATCTAGGAAGGAAACCATGCGTTGAAAGCTCTTCGTGTAGTCGTAGAAACGGGTTTTCTTGAACGCTTGAATGACCGAGTAGCGTTCCCATCCGATATCGGATGTTCCGTTTAAACGGATGACAGGGGTCATGCGTTTGGCCTTGGCCTTTCGAATGACCGACGTGACATTTTCTTTGAGCGTGGCAAGGAAGCTTTCACGGTCTTTGACGTAGAAAACGGTCTTTGCCGTGCGTGCCTTTTGGACAGAGTTAAACGCGCCACGGCCAGCGTAGTATAGGCAAAGGTTTCGGCATCCGTCGGATGCATTCGGGCATGCGTTGAAAAGCCCGGAAACACGGTCGGGGGCAAGATAGAGAATACCGGTCATGAAGCCACGCTTCTGACCTTTAACGGTCTTTGCGTTGGTGTCGACGGAGAGGAGGGTTTTCATTGGTTCAATGGTTTGGAGTGATGCCGAAGGATGATTCAAGGAAGGCGACAAGGGCGACAAGGGCGACGACAAGGGCCGCAATGCCGAGGGTTTTAAGACGTTTGCTTTTCACGACGGACAGACTAGGGGGAACGGAAAAGGAAGTCAAAAGAAAAGTTAAAATAATTTTAGGAAGGGGGAAAACATGGGGAATTGCTGGGGAAAACGAGGGAAAACGAAAAGGGGAAAAGGCGTTGCAACGGGCAACGCAACGGCCGATCCTGACAGCATGACGAAAGCGCAATGGGAAAGAGCAAAAGCGGAATACCTGACGGGAAAGGGGTGGAAAGCGATTGCAGACGACTTGAGCGTGCCGATGGATACTCTGAGAAGCCGGGCTTGTCGGGAAGGGCTGACTAAAGTGAAGGCGCAAATGCAAACGGTTTGCATTGAAAAGAAAACTCAAAGCCTAGAAAGCCTGTCAGCCCTTGTCCGCTCGAAACTCGCCGCTGATGCTGCCAGCACGTTGGAAAGGATCGATAGTTATGCGTTGGAC